AAATTTTGTTTTATTTTTATTATAAATACTATGAAATAAAAATTTTTCTATTTACTTCAATTATTTTTCAAATTATATCTTAACTAGTCCCAGTTATTATTCAAATTTAGTTTTCTTTCCTCCTCCAGTATGATAAATATCTAATCCAGATTCATCATCAAAATGTTTCTTCATTGCTTGAACGTTTCTTAAATCGTCATCTGAAAAACCAATATAAGGTACAAAGTAATTACTTATTTTATTTTTCATAAAGGCTTTTTCTTGTAATTTTCTAGATAAGTCTTGTACATAAGTCATAAACTCTCTCATTGCCTTCACTTTAAGTTCTTCAGGATTCGCAGCTGAACCTTCACCAAAACTTACAGGATGATACTTATTCATATCTAAATAAGCTCTTACTAACTCATCATCAGTTAAATCTTCTTCATCCGCCAAATCTCTGTATTTTTTAAGATTTTTAACAAGTTCTTTTTCACTTAAACCGTGTTTGTTTTTCTTAATTAAATTATATATTGCGTTTTTAAGAACAGAAGGGGTGTGTCCTCTTGCTGTGATGATCGAAAATACTGATCCATTATTAACGGCCTCAACAAAGTCACCCCAAGCCGGACCTGTCTCTGCTTTCATAGCATCACTTATAAATGCTTTATCACCTGGTACTCTAAAATCTCTAAAAGCATCTTCGTCAAAATTTACAATAGTATGTCCTTCATATTTGAAAGGTTTTTTACCAATCTCGGTTCTATACTCCGCAAAATCTTCCGTAGACATACCAACAGTTTTTCCTTTATCATCTACTAGATAAATTTTTGTTGGCATATACATAAGGTTGTCGTCCCAATCAAAAGCATAATACTTCATTGTGGGTTTCATCTGATCGTGAATAATCTCAGAAATAATTTCTCTAACAATTTTTTTATAATTCATATTAATAAATATCTCCTAAATAAAAAAGGGGAACTTTCGTTCCCCCTTTTCGTATGAATAATAAACCAACTTATATATTCTCAAACGATGCTCCTGTTGGAGTAATGTAGAATGTGATGTCGATAAATTCAAGTGATCTTGTTGGTTTGATATAGATCTTACCTGTCATTTGATTTCTATCTAAATCCTCAGGATCTGAAGAAACTGTAACTCGGAAGTCATATAAACCACGATCTCTTCTGATTGCATCTAAGATTGGGTTAACCGCATTTAAGAAGTCTTGTCTTACTTGTGAGTCGTTTTGTTCAAACAATAATCTTACAGATACTGCTGAAATCAATTTACGAGCTTGTAACAACAATCTTCTAACGTTGATTCTATCAAGAGCCGATTCTCTTACTTGTAGAGTTTTGTTACCCCAAATTACCGTACCTACATCAGAGAAGGTTGCAATTGGGTTAATTCTACCTACATAAAGGATGTCTCTATCTTCTTGAGTTAACTTCTTACGAGCTTTGATACAGTTAACAATACCACGAGTGTAACCCGCCGCTGCAAACCAAGGGAATGCAATGTTATCTGTCAATGCTAAGTTTCTTGTAACCTCAGCTGTAGGTGGAATATAAATTTGAGTATTGTTTACACTATCTCTTGTCAATACCCACGGATAGTAAGTTGCAGTATAGTTAGAGTCAATTCCTGTATTTTCTAAGTTATCAACCGCTTCTGTTGGGTAGATAAATACATCAACTCCTGTTGTAGTTGCAACATACATATCAACGTCAGGTGTTGTACAAATATACAATGAGTCAGCTCTGTTGAACTCGATCATATTAACCGCATCCTCTACAAGGTTACTGTTATTTACATAATCAATACCAGGTGTAACAAATACGTTGATGTTAACCGCCTCAGGATTTGCAAACGTTTGTTGACCTAACAAGTATGCGTAATAGTCAGTATTTGCCCAATTCTGAGTTCCGTCACCTAAAGAAATTTCTTTAAACGCTCCCCATCCTGTTGCTTGTGGGTATCTTGTAGATGGACAAGCTCCGAATAAGTATCCTGATCTACCGATTTGGAATCTATCTTCGTTAGTTCTCCACTCTCTATAGATATCCCATCCGTCAAATCCACCCTGTACTAAGAATGTGAATTTACGTGCAAACAATCTATAGTATGCGTTTGTTGGAAGTTCAGGTTCCGCAATGAACGGTGAATTACCACATACGAATCTTGGATCGCCACTTGTTGAGAACTCAGGTCCTATTGTTAAACCACTCGCATTTACGTCCATGTGGAAACCTACAGATCTATAGTTGAACGGTAGTCCGTCGATATCACAAGTGTTATTAGGATTTCTCTTACCAACATATTCGAAGTAAGCGGCATCCCATCCCAAACTATTAGATATACCTAAGTATGTTCTTCTAACATTATCTCCCGGACTCACTAATGCATCATCATTACCTGAAGATAAACCAAATGGCGGGTTATAAATTACTTCACCTGGGAAGTCGTATTTACCTTTAATGATTGGGAATGGCGATTGAGCACCTGCATAATTTCTAAAGTTGAACCCGTTAAATCCACAAGGAAGTGAATCGATTGGTGCATCCTCATTCATTTCAATCATCACATATTTTGAATTCAATGCGTATTCCCCATCTAACGTACCGATTTTGTTGGCAACAAAGTTATTTTGTCCAGGATCCATTGTACAATTTGTAAATTTCTCAAGAACTACAGGATTTGCGTCAGTATCAAAATAATCACGAATTAATACATCAAATGTTAAGTTGTTGTATGTTTGGTTTATGATTGAAATTTTAATTAATGTGTTTGCAGCATCACCATCAGAAATTGTATAGAATCTAAATAGATCATAAACTTTGTTACCTCTTAATTCTGATACAACCCAAGGTGAATTAGGTGTTTGATATCTGTCCAAATACCAACCAATTGAGTTAGCGTCACCACTTTGTGCCGAATCTAATTCTATGAAGTTTGGATTTAAACCTCTAATGTAACCTTTTTTCCAAGAGTAGTTCAACCAAGATTGGAATACTTCTTCATTAAATAAAGGAACTTCTATTCTTGGTTTTTGGAAGTTTGCAATTCCAAATACTTTACTAATATATTCAGGGTCATTTTGTGTTAATGAAGTTTCGAATGTAAAGTTCTGACCAAATTTGTCAGTACAGTTAACCGCAAATGTTAAATATGGATTTTTAAGAACTCCAGCGTATTTACCTGTCATATCTAAACTAGCATCTGTTGTTGCTGTAACTGAGAATGCAGGATTAGTTGAATTTGTATAAGTGGCAATACCTCTTGATCTTAAAGTTGCAACAACAACATTATCGTAATCAACATATGATGTTCCTGTATAGTAATAAATCTGTATCATCCAATGAAACTGAAGGAACATTAAATACGTTTGTTTCAGCTGACCACCCAGCGGCATTTAATATATTGTAATCTGTAGTATCTATCGACCCAAAGTATGCAATTTGTTCATCTTCAGCAATATAAGGATTATTACTTGTTATTACATTAAAAATCAAATTATTAATTTGTGTTTCTAATGTAGAAGTGTTTCCGTTGAACTCCTCGTATTGTTCATTAATGATGTCTTGAATGATCGAAGGGAAGTTAGCTTGGAAACCTATTGTCGTTGTAGAATTTGTACATGCCGTAAATGGAACTGTAAATGTAAGTTCATTAGGTGTTACACATGTTGTAATACAAGTTGATGGGTCAGTTACCGAACTTAAACACCACACACCAATTGTTGATGGGTTTACGTTAGCAACTGTAGTTATTGACCAAGATGGTCCCGCATCGTAACCTGATAATCCTAAGATTCTAGTTACAAATAATTGATTAGATTGTTGTAGATATGCTTTTGCTATGTAAGCCGCTTCATATTTCGGAATTTGTGTATTAACAAATTTTTCTGGTGAGGTTCCTCCAAATACTGTTTGGAACTCATCAAAATTTGTAATAAAAATCGGTTCAAAAGCTGGACCTATCAAAGTTTCACCTACGATACCTAATGTTGTTACCCCGACGCTCTGAGCCACAAAGCTCAAATCAACTTCGGAAGTATAAACACCAGGTGAAACGAAAACTTTACTGTTTGTTGCCATGTTTAAAATGTCTTTACTTATTTATTTTACCTATAAATATTCGAGTTTTTTGTAAAAACTTTACATTGTGCAAACTATTTATATTTTGGTAAGATTTTATTCTGCCTTTTTTCTGCCCACTGTTATGAAAGAACCTAAGAAGATAAAAAACCTAAAAATTGATGTCGAGGCTCACGATGTCTTAAAAAAATATTGTGACAAAAGAGGTATTAAAATGTATAAGTTTTTAGAGAACCTAATACTTGAGAAGTGTAAGGAAAAGAAAGATATATACGGGGAAAGTTAAACTAAAAATTGAGTAAAAGATATCGATGAATCTGAACCAATTACTTGTTTGGTGACATCAATTCTTAAGGTATCATTAGTATTAATTTGAATTCTATCTACGTTATCCCCATAATACTGATCATTTATGTAAACGGAGTAAGTCTCTATGTTATTAGAATTTGTGAAATTTAAATCACATGTATACTCAAAAAAGTACTCTTGAGATAAGTTATCAACAGAATATGTTAAAGTAATAATTTCAGGTTGATTTGGTATTTGTCTTTTCTGAGGTCGTTTAACAGGTCTTTGATCCACCTCATACATTTGGAATGTTCTAGATAATGCTGGAAATACCTCAAACTCATCTTCATCTATTAAGAATCCCATCATTGTGAATTCATATTTTTGAATGTAATATTTTCTTTTTTCTAAATCCAACACTGATTCATCAGTCATACTATCGTTTATTATTGGAATGTAATGACCTTTGATAACTTGATATGCTTGTCTTGAAGCGAATGTTTCTAAAACTTTTTTGTTGAATGAATTTAATTCTCTCATTCTGTTACAAACAATCGCAACCGTATATTTGAAGTCAGCGGGTACTGGTTGTGGTATTTTATAAATGTCAGCACCAACTCTATTACCATCCCATGTAGGAACTTCCATGTAATAGTACATCCTCCTATTTGGTATATTGTACATGACCGCAGGATTATTTCCATATTTTACTTCAGGATTTCTAATTACCGTAATAAATGGTGGTTCAATATTTTTATCGATGTTTTGGAAATCCCAAGTTTCAACAAACTGAGACCAGTTTTGTGTTGTGATTAAAATATCTGCAACGGGAACTGTCTTTCCTTCTGATGTAATTTTTAAAGTGTTTTTAACGAATTCTAAAAACCCACCATCCAAGTCGGCATGCAATAATGACTTAGGAAGGTACGTACCATCCTTAGTAATCATATCTTTAATCTCTTCCCTTCTTGGTAAAAGAGTTTTAGGATACGTTAAGGGTATTGACGGTTTTATTGGGTGTTTTTTTGGTAATGCCATTATAATCCTCTAAATTCATTTGGACCAACAGGTGCCGCAATTATTGTTCTATAAAAAGGTTTAAATCCTTTATAAGTGTGTTTTATATCCGAAGTTACACGACCGTCGTTAACAACGGTATAATATCTTACAAAATTTTCACTATCGTAGTATCCTACATAATCACCAAAGTCAATTTCAATATCTAAATCTTCAAGAGTTTTCATATAAACGGACATTGTAATATTACCAGGTTCAAATTGGTCCATACGAGTAGAACCAATCATTTTGTTTTCAGGTGACGCAATTCCAACATAAGCATTAAACTCCACAGGAGGTAAAAATTTAATTCCGTCAGTTACCGCTTCACCATATACGTCGTCAGTCTTTATTTTATTTTTGTCTACTCTATATAGCACACAAGTGAAGTTCATGTCGCCAATTAACCATTCTTGACCCATACCAATTTCTAATTCGAAATCACGATCTCCAAAGAATTTACCAAATCTTGTAATAGGAACATTACTTCTCATAATACGATTTTATTGATAAATATCTTTTTTATTAGTATTTTTTAAAAAAAGATTAATTGGAAACGAAAACACTGATAGAACATAAAGCACTAGAGTTGCTCGAAAGTTATAGTGGTGC